TGTTATTCCCATGTATGCCAATATGTCAGTAACTAACCTTACTTCGTCAGAAGGATGTAACTCGAAGTTTACCGTTCCTGCTGTTGAACCTGAATATATGTCAGAACTTGTTACCGTTATTACTAGGGGTGATGATGGCCCTGTTACACCCAAATCACCTGCTTCAACAGTTAGAGTAACTCCCTCTGTGAAATTCTGACCTGATGCAGGAACATCTATCTGAGAAACTACCCCACCTGTAACAACAATATCTAAATCAATAGTGCCTACATCACTTCTAGTTGCTGTTACTGAGTAGTTTCCATCCACACCACCTGTTATATTGCTTGCAATAGATTGTAAGGCGTTTTCTTTAACAACTAAGCCTGTTTCGTTATAGGTGTTACTATCGTAGATGTAAGCCCCGTTGTTGGAGTTTTTAAAGTACCCCCATCTTGGCTGTTCAGGAAACTTGAAGTAATCTAAACTTACGTTACCTGATTCAGTTGGGTTTAGCGTTACACCACTATTTGCGTTGTTGTTGTAAAATATTGGGAAGTCTGTGGTTGGTTGTGTTAAAGGAGAGGACAATATGCCGTTTAGTTCATGCCTTTTTACTTCTTCGTACCTAGTTGCTCGGTTAGTGCTATACACGCCAAGCAATTTGTACACATCTGATGGCATTGAAACCACGTTACCAGAAACAGATGCAGTTGATGTTTTTAGAAATGCGTCTAGTTTTGCTTTGTATAAGTCCACTAAGTCGCCATAGCCTTCTGCATGGTCGTACATGGTGCGTTTGTTAATCAAGTTCTTGTATTCCACAATGTTATCTTCCATTATGGATAACTGAACTTGACCGCCTATTTTGGCAATGTTGTCAGGAGTTATAAATCCACCTTGCTCCTTATTGGCTATGGATAAAACTGTACGGTAAACTTTATTTATCCCTATCGCCATTATGCCTTACCTCTTTTTGCTTTTTTTCTTCTACCTAGCGAAAGCCCTATATTGTACCAAGGGTTATCGGTAAACATAGAGCTTGTATCTATGACAAAATCCTTACTTCTTTCTTTGTGCTTGTCGATGTCTTTGTTTTTCATGCCAACTTTTTCGTAATCGCTTTTCTTTAAGTTAGCCAAAGTGCGAAAAGGATTACCTAAAGCAGAATCCGCTATTTTCTTTTCCGTCATACGCTTACCAACAGCTTTGTTGGCTTTGCCTATCATTTTGTCGTAAGGATTTTTCATATATGGTTATTTGTTTATCTGTATGTTAAGGGGTAATGTCCGAGGTGCTGCAACTATTGGCAAGCACCCCGAACTACACACCGCCCCTTTGAGTAGTGTTTACTTTACACTACTTTCTTTTCAAGAAGGGAATATAATTCCAACCCTTCATCTGTTTTAAACCAAGACACTAAAGCCGTGTAAGGGTGTTCTTCGTATTTAACCTCTAACAGCTTTCTTCCGTTAGACGCTAAGGTAAACACTCTATGGTCTTTAGATAGCTTAATAATGCCTTGCTCTACTGCTTTGATACCTAAGTTTCTTGCTTCAATGTTTTCATCGTTTGCTAAATCAATTACTAGCTGTGGATTTTCTTCTGCAAGAAGTATCAAATCCCTCATAATTTCTTTAGACGACATTTTAGATGCAATAGAACCTACTTTGGTTCGGACAATACTTTCTGCTTTTGTAATGTCCATGTTTTTAGCCAAGTTCAATGCGTCAATTTTAATTTCCCATTGAGAAAGTTCATCAATCGCATCTTTTTCTTCGTCTTGCTCTTCATACACTCTCCCTAAGTCAGGGTGGTACTTAGACAAAATAAGCTGCCAAACTTTTTTCTCTTTTGGCACGTGCAATACACCTTCTTTAAATAAGATGTGCGTTGCTCTTGGTTCGCCTTTAAATTCATCTACAAAAGGGGTTTTTTGGTTTTCAGTAAACATCATTTCCCTTTCTTGTCCCATCTCTTCGTCAAAGTACATTAAACGCTTTGAACGCAAAATGTGAATAACAGGCTTTTTATCTCCTTTTAAGTAGTAGAACCTATCTTTAAACTCAAAAGTATCTACCTTTTTAGGTGGCTCTTTTGTTTCAGGTTCGTACTCTTGCGAAATGCTTTTAACTTCATCTTCGCTTAACGTACGTGATTCAGTTGCTTCAACTTTCGCTGTATTTTCTTGTGTGTTGTTTTCTTCCACTTTCTCTTCTTTTGGTTTTCTAGTGGGAGATTTTTTGTTGTTTGCGTGTGATTTTCTTGGTGCACCTTTTCGATTTGCCATTGTATTGTGTATTATGTATTATTATTGATATTAATATGTATTGTTGCGGTTGTGTTAAGGTTGTTAATATAGGGTGAGCCGAAACAAATCGACCCACCCATGTATTAACTATTCAATGTAACTACTACTTGAATAAAGCAAAGTTNTTAGCTGCTTGAGTAACTAAGCATCTTTCAGAAAGCATCTCTAAAGATGTTTCGTCAATATCGCTAGTTCCTGCTTCAAACCCTAGAACTCTAGTCATCATCTTACGATTAGTAGCTCCACTTGCTCGGTAACGAACGTGAAGGTATGGTCGTGTAACGTTTTTACCAATTGTTTGGTCGTAAACACTTTTACTTCCACCGGGAATCAAAGCACCTTGAATACCTGTAATCGCTCCACGAGTAGTGGGGTCATTTAAATACTTCCAATCAGTTGTGTAATAGTCATACGCACCTGAACGGAAAGAACTAAACCCAAGGTTAAGTGCCATGTCCTGCGAGTTGTTAAACACACCGTAAGACGTTCCACCTGAACCGTAAGAGTTTGCAGTAGCAAGACCGCTATCTACTCCTTGTGATGCTGTTCTATTCAAGTAAAGCATATTCTCCTCGATAGCACCTTGCTTGTCAAGCTGTCTGTCTAATAGTTGAAAGTCTGAAATAAACTCAGAAGCAGTATCAAACATATTTTGTGCGATAATACCTCTACTTTCAACTGCGTCAAACATACCTTGCGTACCATCTACGCCAACGCCAGTGTGAGTTGCCTCAACTGATTCTAACATAGACATTTCAAGGTAATCGTTAAAACGAGTAACAGTATCACCTTTGGCTTTTAAGTACCAATAGTAACTTGACCTTTCATCGCTTTCNGAAGAAGNCTCAATCCAACCGATTTGTGCAGTATCAGAACCACTAACAGCGTAATGGTCTTTCAAGATAATAGGCTTGTTGTTAAAGGTNTTNNCTTCNGGNGTAATTGAAGTTGCCATTCCCGCAGTACCTTTCCCAAATTCAGAACCATAAACGAAGAACTCACAAGCANCTGTGTCTGTTGGTAATCCTGCGTCTACAAGACCNGTTNCGTTGGTGTAACACTTAACAGTAAGTTCTGTATCGTCAGTATCTTGACCTGCTGTTACATAAGCACGAAGCTCGGTAGTTCCATCGGTGATTAAGATAGTTTGACCTGCTCTTACCGAATGGGTTTCTGAACCTGTAAGGCTAAGTGTGTTAGCACCTGCTGTATCAGCACCTACCGTAATGTTGTCATAATGCAAGTGTAAACGCCCTTTTTCTGTCCAAATTACTTGGTCGGATTCTAAAGGAATTTCCGCACCTGTCATAGAAAGCAATCCAGATACCATTCGGTTTCCGTATCGGTCTACTTCCTCATTGTACAAATCGGGCATATACTGTTGCGCCCATTGATTAAAACTTCCATCAGCAAAGTCGATGAAGTTTGATTGAGTTATTGTTTGTGAATAATGCGGTTCTAACTCAGGAACCGTATTAAATGTAGCTGCTGCCATTTTCTTTTAAGTTTAATAAATGTTAAAGTTTTCGTTTAATTTTGAACTCCGAAGTATCTTCACCACTTATTACTTTATAGGTTTTGCCTTTTGCTTTGATTTTGTTGTTGGAGTGGTCTTTGCGCCCATCCATGTTTAGGTTTTTTGCGCCTTTTATACTCCCTTTAATCGCATCGGCTTTGCCTTGATTGTAAAAGTGTTCTGCAAAAGCATCAGGGTCTTGCGAAGCAAACACCGATTTATGGTAGCCTTTTGGGTCTGCCAATTTTCCGTTTTTGTCGAAATACTTATTATAAATATTTGACAAATCACTTTGTGTTTCCTTTACTTTACCTGCGTCTGCCTTGTATCGAAACTTCTTGTCGCCAACTTTGTATTCAAAACCTTTGAACTCATCATTAAACAACTGATTCGTTTTTTCAGAAAAGTCCTTACGACTTTCTTTTGACCTGTCAGATTCTTCTTTGTGCTTGTTGTAAAATTCTACCGCCTCTTTTTGCTCAGGACTTAACTTTGAACCCAACTTGACCTCATCGTAATATTTGTCCTTTAACTCATTAAGGTAGCTTTTGGCTTTACCAACCTCTTGTTTTCTTTTTAGCTTTTTTCGTTTTATGTCTTTTTCCTCATCTATGTCTTCATCGTAAGAAAATTCTTCTAACATGAAGTCTATGTCTTCTTTATCTAAATGAGGGTTTTGTTTTTTGTAGTATTCTCTTAGTAAAGTGTTTTCGTCAGCGTTTGAGTAGTCGGTGTTTAATCGAACATAGTCCTCTAAAGAGCCGTTCGTTTCGTTCATAAACTCAACTACCTTCTGTAAGTTTTCAGGCAAGTCTAAGTCATTGCTTTCAGTTTCCTCTTGTTCGGTAACTTGTTCAGGCTGCTCAGTATCTTCTGTGCTAGATGAATTGATTTCGCTTGCTTCATCTTCTATGGCTTCTAAAACACTTTCACTTTGCTCCTCTTCTGATTCGCTTCCTTCTTCTACTTCTTGTAGCTTTTCAGCTTCTTCTTGCCCGTCATCTTTATTTTCGGTGACTTCTTCGTTTTGCAAGCTCCCTTCTTTTTCATCGCTTTCTTTTTCATCGCTTTGATTGTTGTTTGTTTCAGATTCGTTAACTTCTTCCTCTTTTTCTTTTTTAGCAGAAAGATTTACTTTGTACACACCGTTTTCGTCTTGTGGTGTTTTTTTAATTTCTTCACTCATTTTGTTTGTATTTATTATTATTATATTGTAATTTTGCCTTGACTATTTTAAGGCTATTATTATTTAGGGGAGAACTGCTCTAGTCCTATATCCCCTATCACGTCATTTCCTGATGATTCAAAGTCCTTTGGTGGCGTACCTTTCTGACGCTGCTCTATTAATTCACTCTGCTGCGTAGCTTGTAATTTAGTGCGTCTATCCTTTCGGTCTTCTTTGTACGCCTCCTTCTTATCTATTACGACATTTTCGGAATTTTGTAACGATTTATTGATTTGATACTCCAACATCATTAATTCACGCTTCTTCTCAACCTCTACATCTAGCCTTTCAATTTCTAATTTAGATTTCAGTTTTTCAAGCTCTGCTTTTTGACCTATAATAGATTGCTCTTTGAATACATCTGCTTGTGCTGCTCGCTCGGCTGCTTCTCCATTTGCTTGCGCTTGTGCTTGTATGTTTTGAAGTTGCTCGGCTCTGTCTTTTTCTTGCTTCCTTCTTCTTCGTACTTTAATTACTTGGTTAGCAAGTTTGGTGTTGTTAATCGAGCGAATATCAATAGCGTCATCTAACTCTATTAATTCACGACTTAACGCCATTTGTATGTTTTCCTCTAGCCTTTGCTTTTCTTCTTCGTCAGGGGCAACTTCAATGTAAATGCCAAAATCGTGGTTATGCAAGTCTTTTACCTCAGTCAAAGTAGCTACGTTAAACTTGCCTAAAGCACTAATAAATGATTCCCTAGTGTTTGCAAACTTCAATATGTCCGCCATTCTAAGACTAACGCCCTCTGCGGTTGCTACGGTTAAATACATTCCTGCATCTACAATGTGTCTAGTCGCTGTATTACTATTAGCCGCTGCTAGTTTCTGTAACCCAACTAAAGCATCTTTGTCTGGCGTACTACCATCTCTAGCTTCGTTAAGCCCTGTAACATCTCTTATTTGCTGTAAATAGGTGTTGTAAAGCGCAATAAGGGCAGATATTTTAGCGTTTGCCCCACTATGATTTAATTCTTGAATAGGTATTTTTGCATGATTAAAATCACCATCAGAAGTTAAACTTCTACCAAGCACCGTACCTGTTTGAAAAAACATATTAATAGCTTCTTGCGGGTCGTACTTTGTTCCGTTACTTAAATCAATTTCAACAAGCCCATCTACATCCATGTATATCCCATCAGGAATTACCCTAGAGGCAACTTGCTGTAATTTAAGGTGTACTATCTGAATGTTGTCAGCAAAACCAATCATTCTACCAACCAATGATTCAGGCACACCACGATACATTCTAGGTGCAACAATGTTAATTGGGAAGTGAACTTTTGTAATATCTGAGTTGGGTTTGGTCATGTTTTCAGATAGCTTCCACTCTAATTGTATATCGTGTCCAACTATTTTAGCCCCTTCGTAAATCACCTCTACACTTCTAACAACTCGCTCAGAGCCTCTAAGTGCTTCTTCAGGTGGATTCCAAGTATCTTCTTTTTCAATTATTTTTTCAGCACCACTAGCCGTATGTTTTAGCTTGTAAACTTGGTCGTGGTAGGTCTTGTAGTAGTAGCGCATAACGTATACATACCCATTGTCAAGGTCAGGCATACCATCTGTATCAGTATAACCCAATTCTTCGCCCGCAATTAATGTTTCCAACTCCTCTACTTCCATAGGTGTTAGATGCGGATATGATTTCTTTACTTCTGATATAGACATTTTATCCACTACGCCTTGATAGTAAATATCATCGAAGTATGGCGATTCTGTGTATGAGTAGATAATGTCAGCAGGGTCATGGTACTTAATTACAATTCCTTCAGAGGTATTAAACAGGTGTTCTGAACATCCAATACCAATAGTTACTAAATCGTAGTCTACACGCTTTTTAACTAATTCATTGTAGTTGTTAAGAGCAAATACGTTAGCAATAGCTTCTTCTTCTGCTATTTCTATTGACTCCTTGTACTCTAACTGCATTTGAACGGCTAACTCTTCTTCATCAGCAGGTAAGTTGTTAGGGTCGTTTTCAAACATATTCATCCCTAATTCCTGCTGAACCGTAGAAAATAATTCTTTGTTGCGAATATCTGAAACCATGCCTTCAATGTAGGCCGTTCGCTTGTGCATTGATGCAGGGTCTTGCGAGTAGGCTTTTATAGCGTATGGTCTTTCGCTTATGCCGTTTACAACAATATCTACAAACTTGGGGATAATAGGCACGGGCTTCCAATCGAGGTTCATGTAGGAAGTATCACCATTAACCGATATTTCGTTTTTGTACTTTTCAGGCGACTGCTCGCC